GTTCGCCACGAACCCAAACGTCCCGGTGACGCTGGTGGTCACGACGGCCAAGGACTATAGACGCTAATGGTGACATTCAGGCCAGTCCGGAATACTTGGGAATGTGCGTTCTGCCGGCGCCGAAGCCGATCGGAGAAACGGGTCGTCTTGACTATCGACAAACATCGGGCAGGAGTAGAACGGTTGAGGTGTTGCGACCTGGAGTGCCTGAGACGACTCCTGGCATTGTGGGAGGAGTTGGAAACAAAACGGGCCGTCGTGACGGCGCCGGACTATCGGCGATGACGACTTACACGACGGAAAGGCCACTTCGCATCCTTTCATTAGGCTGGGGCGTCCAGAGTTGGACCCTGGCGGCGATGGCGGCATTGGGAGAGATTCCGATGCCCGATTATGCCGTCCATGCTGACACCGCCCATGAGATGGCGGGGACTTATGCTCATGCCGAGAAATGGACACCTTGGCTGGAAGAACATGGGGTCAAGGTTCGGACAGTTCAAGCCAAACAGAATTACGTCATGGACGGGCAGGGTAAATCCTCTTATAGAATACAAATTCCCGCCCATACCTATAATCTGCTGACGGGTGAAAAAGGACAAGCTAAAAGGCAATGTACCCAAAACTGGAAAATTGATCCATTACGGCGGTTTGCCCGGTCTATCATCAATAAGACTTCGCCAGAATGCGTCGAGATGTGGATGGGTATTTCCCTCGATGAATGGCAGCGCATGAGAGATAGCGGGACTCAATATATTAAAAACGTCTATCCATTAGTTGACCGGCGGCACAGCCGTTCTTATTGCGTTGCATGGTTGGAACAGCATGGCTTGGACATCCCTCCCAAATCTGCTTGTACATTCTGCCCATACCATAACAAAGACTACTGGAAGCGGATGAAACAGGCTGGCGGCGCCGACTGGGATGAAGCAGTCGCAGTTGATCACGGCATACGTGAGTCAGGTAAAGGCAAGGGAACGGAATATCAACTGTTTGTGCATTCTTCGAATCTACCCCTAGAAGAAGCGGTCCGTATACCCGAGGACTACGGGGCCAAGCAGATGGAGATGGATATCCCCTGTGATTCGGGACATTGTTTTGTCTAGGACCGTGACTGCAGACGAGATATTGACCGAGGCCGTGTTCCAGGGTCTGGTCTTGGACATGGCCGAGACGTTCGGGTGGGAGGTATTCCACGACGGGGATTCCAGGCGGTCGAACGCCGGATTCCCCGATCTCGTCCTGGTGAAGGACGGGCGGATCATATTCGCGGAGCTCAAACGGGAGAAGGGCGCATATCCGTCCAAGGCCCAGATGAATTGGCTGGCCCTCCTGGGCCAGGCGGCCAGGGACAACGTGATGGCCGTCCTCTGGCGGCCCTCCAGCAACTGGCAGGAGGTCTTGAGTGGCAAAGCGTGGGGATGATTGTGAGCATCATTGGATGATCGAAGAAGCCAACGGGCCGACCAGCGAGGGCCGCTGCCGGTGGTGCGGGAGCCTCAAGAACTTCTTTAATTTCACGAAATATCTGGACTCCAAGATGGTGTCCAAGTCTGAGCGGGAGGAAGAATATGACACATCTATCCGACCCGGAACTGGGGACGATGACACATGGCCGGGACATCGACCGGACCCCGCCGACGAGCCTTTACAAGTGGGTTGAATGCCGGAACATAGAATGGAAGATCGGCTGCGGCGCCCGTCGTTGGGCGTTATATGGCGGCCCTAGCAAGGGTAAATCCCTTTACAGACTATGCCCGGAATGTCGGCGCCGGGGCGCTAACATCTGGCTGAACACCTGGCTGAACGATGCGGTCCCGGAACGTGAGGTGGAGTGAGGTCCAAATACGGCGGCGATAACGTCGTGCCGCCCGATGTCCTCCCGGTGACCGTATATATCCAGGTCGACATCGGACGCAAGCGGAACGGCCTGATCGCCACGATGGCACCGCCGGACGTCTATAAGGTCCGGTTCGACGTCATCGGCAAGTCGGCGCGGTACGGGACGACGTTCCACGTCGACTGCGTCCGGGCGATCATAGACCCGGACCGGCCGGTCACGGACTCCGTCCCGTACCTGGACAATGGGGACATCGGCCACATCATCCCGATGATGGCCGGATATATCGACAAGGTCTGGAACATCACGGCCCGAGGGCTCACGGCGGACAAATTCGACCTGGGCTATGACATCCCGAGGAAACGGAGACTGGAGGCAGCAGATGGTGATGAAAGATAGGATCAAGGAACTCCGGAGGGTCCCGGCCTCCGAACTCCGGGCCAACCCCAAGAACTGGCGGCGCCACCCGCCGGCCCAGGAAGCAGCCCTGCGGGGCGTCCTGGACGAGATCGGGTTCGCCGACGCCCTGATCGCCAGGGAGACCGACGACGGCCTCGAGCTGATCGACGGCCACCTCCGGCAAGAGGTCATGGGAGACCAGCCGGTCCCGGTATTAGTCCTGGACGTGACCGAGGAAGAAGCGGACAAGATGCTTTTGACCCTCGACCCGCTGGCGATGATGGCCCACGCGGACACGGACCAGCTGCTGGAACTACTGAGGGACAACCCATTCGAGTCCCAGGCGGTGGCCGATATGCTGGAAGCCCTGGTCAACGGGGAACGGGACGTGATGCCGGACCTGACCGAGCCGGTGGACGACCCAGGCGCTGACATCGACAAGGCCGACGAGTTGCGGGAGAAGTGGGGCGTGGAGCGGGGCCAGATCTGGGAAGTCGGACGGCACCGGCTGATGTGCGGGGACGCTACCAGCGCCGAGGATGTGGGGGGGGCGTTGCTGGCAGGCAAGAAGCCGGGGTTGATGGTTACTGATCCACCTTACGGCGTTGATTATGATCCGGCATGGCGTGTCAAAGCGGCAGAAGAAGGCCATCTCGCCTATGCGGCGAGCCGCATAGGCGAAGTCAGGAACGATGACCGCGCCGATTGGAAGGAAGCGTGGGACTGCTTTCCTGGTGATGTACTGTATTCGTGGCACCCGCCGGGTGCCACGAGTCTTGTTCATGCCAAGGCAATCGAAGAAGCGGGCTTTGTGCTGCGTATGCAGATTATTTGGGCCAAATCCAACTTCCCGATTGGGCGCGGTGATTATCATGTCCGCCATGAGCCATGCTGGTATGCCGTCCGCAAGGGGCAAGCCGCCCACCGGACGGAAGACCGAACACAGACGACATTGTGGCAAATCAACTTGGACAAGAATGTCGAAGGCGGACATAGCACACAGAAGCCAGTCGAGTGTATGGCGCGAGCTATCCGCAATCATAATTTCTCGGATGTTTATGACCCATTCCTCGGCTCCGGCACAACGATGGTGGCCGCCGAGCAACTTGGCCGCATCTGCTACGGGATGGAGATCGAGCCGAAGTATGTCGCGGTCGCCCTGGAGCGGATGGCCGGCATGGGACTTGAGCCGAAGTTGGTGGAGTGACCATATCGTGGGTGTGAATAACGGAAAGAGCCTGGCAGCCGAGAACCGGCGCTCCCAAGTCCTGCAGATGAAGATGGCCGGGGCGACCGAGACGGCCATCGCGGAACAGGTCGGCGTGTCCAAGACCCAGGTCCACAACGACATCCACCGCCGGCTGGCCGAGGTGCGCCGGGACGACAAGGAAGCCGTCCAGCAAGAGTACAACCTCCAGCGGACGAGGTACGAGCGGCTGCTTCTGCGGTGGTGGAGCCAGGCGACCGGCCCCGATGACGAAAGAGCGGCCAACGCGACCCGGATGGTGCTGGACATCCTCCGGCGCCTGGACACCATCGGCGGCCTGATACCGGACAAGCCGCTGATCCAGTTCAACGAGTTCACGCAGATCAACAACGGGATGATCACCATGGCCGAACTGTTGAAGGAAGCCGCCGGCCCGGTGGTGGAGGGGACGGTCAATGGTCACCCCGACTGACGCCCGGACCCTGATCGAACGGGCCAGGGACGACCCGGCATTCTTCTGGGACTCGGTCCTCGGCGCCGAGCCGTATCCCAAGCAGCTGGAGATCATCCAGGCATTGAAGGACCACCAGCGGGTGGCCGTGGTCGGCTGCAACGGGTCGGGAAAGGATTGGATGAGCGCGAGGATCATGCTCTGGTGGCAGTCCGTCCATTATCCGGCCATCACGGTCGTGGTCGGCCCGACCCACCGTCAGGTTTCGGACATCGTCTGGAAGGAGGCCCGGTCCGCATACCTGGCGCCCCGGTTCCCCCTGGGCGGCCGGATGTACCAGACGGCCAGATGGGAACACGACGACCGGCATTATGCCCTCGGCCTGGCCGTGGACAACGATATGAACCTCCAGGGCTTCCACAGCCCGAACCTCCTGGTCATCATCACGGAGGCCCACAACGTCACCCAGAGCCACATAGACGCCGTCAAACGGCTGAACCCGACCCGAATGCTGCTGACAGGGAATGCCTTCGCCAATGGGGGCGAGTTCTTCGAGGCCTTCCACGGCGGCGGCGACCTGTACAAGACCATCGAGATCAGCGCGTTCGATACCCCGAACATCCAGGAAGGGGAGGTCATCAT